CCCCACTCCGCTCGACCCTCGGCGACTATTTCGAGCATGCGCCCGTGACGCTTCCAGGGGTTCAACGGTCGCCCCCCTCGGCGGGCTTCCGGGCGAGCCCGCGCCTATGCTGCTCGGCCTGGGGGCACGACACGAAATGGGTCTGGTAGGTGTCGACCGCCCGCACGACGCCGTGCTCGTCGAGCACGAAACGTTTCTGGGCGCTCGCGTCGAGCGGCATCGTCCGGCCGAGCGAGGTGCGCGCGAAAAGGATCGGCTGCCCGCACGTCGTGCACGGCGTCGGCCCGAACGCGTTAGGCACTGGGCACCTCGCGCCGGCCGCCGAAGAGGGCGGCACGGTAGCGCCCGACGAGCCAGTCGAGTTGCACGTGCACCAGGTCGAGCTCGCCCTCGCTGGGGAGCTTGGCCGGTTCGATGGGCGCGGGCTCGGTGCAGTAGCAGGGCGTCGCCGGCCTGCCGTGGTTGACCGCGCTCACCCTTCCGCCCTCGGGCCGCGGCCGCCGGCGGCGTAGAAAGACATGCGGGCGATGTCGCGCGCAAACTCGTTTGCCTCGGCCGGCGAGATCCAAACCTCGCGCCCGGCGAGCACGATACCGACGGCGCCCTCGGCGGCGTTCAACGAGTAGGCGAACCGGCCGAGCTGCCGCCGGAGTCGAGCGCGTACCGGTCTGGGCGAAAGCTCGGGCGCGGATTTCGAACGCCGCCGGTCGCCCAGTGAGACGACCTTAGGCACGGTTCGCCTCGACGGGACGGGCCGCTTGGTCGCCCTCTTGCACGAGGAGGCGCGCGAGCTCGAGCGCCCGTGTCATCGCATCGGGCGTGTCGGCGAGCACCTTGCGGGCGAGGCGCACGGGCTCGCACGCGAGCACCTCGGAGGCGAGCGACTCGGCGAGCTCGGTGCAGTCCTCGCCGGCGGCAGCGGCGGCTAACAGCCGGGCTGCAAGGTCCGATCCCACGGCGATCCCATTTGAGGGTCTAACCGCTGGTAATTGTTCAGGATGGGGTGAGTAACGGGGATTGATTTCCTGTGCGCTCGAACTGTCCGTAATCACTGCCAAATCTGGAACGTGTGGGACGGGCATGGGACCGAGCGGCGACCATGTCGTGCGGCTCGCCGAGCGCGCGAGGGCCTCGGGCGCGAGGTGCGCGTAACGCTCGGTTTCCTCGACCGAGGCGTGGCCGAGAAAGTCTCGCACCTCGTGCAGACGCCACGGCTCGCCCCACATTCCCGAGACGAGCGCCGAGCCCGCCGTGTGCCGAAGGTCGTGCGGCCGCACGTGACGAGTGATGCCGGCGGCCGTGAGGTGCTCGCCCCAATTGGGCCAGTGGCTGACCTTCTGATACCCGCCGCGCTGCGCAGGGAACACGAGGTCGAGCGGATTCCTGGGCGCCCACTCGTGTGCGATCTGGCGCCAGCGGGTAAGCGCGTCGCGCGCGATCGGCAGCAACGGGACCGTCCGGATCTTGCGACCCTTCGGCGCCCGAAGCTTGCCCTTAGTCCGCGCGCCGTAGCGCACCACAATGTGCGGCGCGTCGCCATCGAGGTGCACGTCGCGCCAGTGCAGGTACCAGGCCTCGCCGCCGCGCATGCCAGTTCCGACGAGCGTGGCCAGCCACAGGCGGAAGCGTTCCGGGATCTTCTCGCACGAAAACAGGCGCGCCTGTTCGTCGAGCGTCAGGTACGTCCATGCCTCCTCGGTCGGCGCGTCGCGTTTCGGCACGCGCACGGTCTCGATCGGATTGACCTCGAGGATCTCAGCAGCGACGGCGCCGGCAACGATGCGGCGCAGCAGTGTGAGCAGCTGCCCGAGCCACGAGTCGGAGGTTTCCGGGTGCTTTTTGGAGAGCACGGCGAGCCATTTCTCGACGGCCTTGCGCGTCACGCGCTTGACTGGCCAGTCTATAAACGGCGCTTTGGTGAGCCAGTTATTCCACGCCGAGCGAGCGGTCGGCATGGCGATGTAACGGCCGTGCTCGCCGAGCTCGAGCTCGGTCATGTAGCGCTGGCCGTAGCCGCGGAGAGTCACGCCGCCGCCGGTCGGCAGCATGTTGCCCGCGGCGGCCTCTTGAATGGCTGCCGCGAGCACGCCCTCGGCGTCCTCGTAAGTCGGGTGCGTGCCGAGCTCGAGCCGCGAACCGTCGGCAAGAGGCAGCCGGGCGCGAAAGCTGCCCGAGGGTAGCGGCTCGATACTGCCCTCGCCGGGCTTCCGGCGCCGTGTGTCTTCTGTGGTGTTGGCGTTCATTCCTTCAGCAACCCTTTCGAGCGTAGGATTTGGCGGGCCTTGGCGCTTTGCAGCTCGGTCGGCACGAGCCGCTGCATTCGTTCGGAGGGCGGGCGCTCGGGCGTTTTGCGGACGGTCGCGACCGTGCCCGACTCGGCATCTACGTCGGCGAACGAAAGCTCGCGGTGCATGTGCGCGATCTCCTCGTACAGATCGGCCAGGCGCGCGTGCACCTTGCCGACCGGTTTCGCGCTGGCGCGAGGCGTTTGCTTTCGAGCTACTGCACTCATAGCCGGCGACCTGGGAATCAAGCGGCCCTCACGAACACGTGAAAGCCGCACGAAAGCACGGCGATCGCGAGCTCACCGCACGCGGGCGCGACGAGCAGCTCGACGCGTATCGGCTGCGAGCAGCTCGAGCAGCGCGGCCGCTCGATTGGCGCTGGTTTGGGTTGCACGTTCGACCGTTCCACGCTCGTGCCTCCGATGTGTGTGCGGGTGAGTCTATGTATCTAGACAGTTCAGGCCGCGTTGACGGCGCTTCGAGCGCGCGAGACCGCGCGGCGGATCGTTTGCTCCGACGGCGGCTTGCCGGCGCCAGTCGCAAACCACTCGGTTTTCGCCCCGAAAACGCTGGCGATTCGCGCCGCCAAGTCGTGCGCCATGCGCGCCCCGGTCGACTTGCCGCTGCCGCGCTCGAGCGCGGACGGGTAAGCGCGCGAAATTCCTGCCAATCTGGCAAGCTCGCTGCCGGATAGATCGGCCACGGTGCGGAGGTAGAGCAGCCTTTTCCCGACGGTATCCATTGGCTTGTCTACATGTGTAGACCCGTCGATTGCCCTAGACAAGTAACAAAAATGCAACAGTCTAGACGGATAGACATAGCGCGCAAAAACTATTCGTTTACAACACCACTCGTTGTGACGAGACTTGTAGACATGACGCTCGCTGAGCGCCTGGAATTTATCCTGAAGCAGAACAATTGGAACGCGGGAGTCTGGGCCCGGCGTGCCAAGCTGCACAGGTCGCACGTGTACGGTCTGATAAAAGCTGCAAGGGAAGGTGACACCAAAAAGCTTGCCTACGAGACCGCTCGGAAGCTCGCTCGCGCCGCCGGCGTCTCCGTCGAATGGCTAGCGGAGGGCATCGGAACACCAGACGATGCATTCATCGAGCAAGACGACGAAGACGAAGACGACGACGAGGACCCAGCGATCCAAGCGCTATCGCTCCCGAAACGGCGTGCGCGCGAGGCCGCGCTCGCGCTCGAGCTGCCCGGAAAGGCGATCGCTCACGGCCTGCGCGAGCCCGACGGCTACCCCAGCCACTACTATTTCAAGGCGATGGAGCTCGCGGCCGAGCGCTTGCGCGGCGGTTCCCGCGGGGAAACACCTGTCCCGCCGCCGCCGCCGCCGAGCAAAACCAACTTAGGCCGACCCTAGCGGCGTCGGAGATTGCCGGTTTGCACACGCTGTCGGCGTGAGCCGCGAATCTCGATCCGCACGATGCCCGGGCGAACCTGGTCGGAGGGCCGACGCGCGTGCGCAACTGGCGGCGGCGCCGTGACGACCTGGGCGACGTGCATTTTTACACTGTCCGCGCTGCCGTTTTTCGTAATGGGACAACGCAATTGGCCCGATTCGTCGCGCTCGTAGGTCTCTGCCCGTAGCAGCGGCGACCCGTCGCCCGCCTCTTTGATAAGCGTCAGTCGCACCCTCGGTCGCACCCTCATTGCCGCGGGGCACCATGCCGGATTCCGTGAGGTGTGTCTAGCCGCCTCGACGCGCACCCTGTGCGTTTTTTGTGGACCCCTAAACTTTCGCTTGTCTATGCACGTAGACGGTCTATAGGTATAGACAACATTGGAGCGCTTCCGGATGAGTTTGGACCTGCCCGCCGAAGACTACGAGTTTCGCGTCATTGGATACCGGACGGACGAAGACGAGGACTGCACGCCGCCCTCGGGCGGCAAGTGGATCTGCGCGGCATTCACCGCGACTGAATCCACAAGCCACACTGGCGACGTCAATCGCACCGCTTGGATCCTGTGGGTACGCGGAACGCCTCGCGCGGCAGGCTCGAGCTCACCCTAGCGCCCCTACACCACCCGAAACGAGGGGCACTATGTATCAAAAAGAACGATTGCAACGAATCCACGACTCCGTCGCCATGCTGCACCACTGCTTGGCGGTCGATATGCGCGTCGGCTTTGAGCAGCTCGCCGGCCCGGCCGCGAGCCTCGCCGAGCTCGCGGCCGCGAGCGGCAACGACGAGATCAAGGGGCACGTGCTCGAGCTCGCGCTCGGGCACCGCGACGCCGCCATGTCGTGTGCGCAGCTGGGCGAGGCGCTCGGCGCCGTGCTCGCCGAGCTCGCGACGCTCGAGCTCGACGCCCAGGACGCCGAAACGCACGCGCTAGCGCACGCCGTCTGAGGTCGTCGAGGGGCCATGGACGCGGGCGCATACGAGGCGCTGCCGTCGCACTTGCGCGACGGCATGCGGCGCTATCTCGAAGAGGGGATCCCGACGGGCGGCTTTTTGCGGGCCGTCCTCGAAAACGATTTGATGGGTGCGGTCAAGCGGGCCAGCCCGGGCACGAACCTGCTCGCGCTCGTCGATTGGCTGCTCGAGCACGCGCCGGCCGATGCATGGGGTAGCGTCGAGGCGGTCAGCAATTGGATCCAGCGCCCAGGCGCACGCCCGCGGGTGCCGGGCACGTGAAGCGGATCAAATTCCCGTCACTCGTCCGCATGTCGGCCGAGGAGTATCACGCCGACCCGTGCCCCGAGCCGTCGCTTAGCTCGTCGATCGCGCACGCGCTCACGGCGCAATCGCCTCGGCACGCGTTCTTGCGGCACCCGCGGCTCGGCGGCCTGCCGCGAAAGGCGACCAAGCCAATGAACCGCGGCACGCTGTGTCACGCCCTGCTGCTCGGGCAGGGTCGCGACGTCGTGGTGCTCGAGGCCGCGGACTACAAAACGAAGGACGCGCAGCGCGAGCGCGATGAGGCAGTCGCGGCCGGAAAAACGCCCGTGCTCGCGGACGAATACGGCGAGGCCGGGATCGCGGTCAACTCGATCCGCGATCAATTGCTAAACGACTTTGGGATCACGCTCGACGGCGAAAGCGAGCTCGCGATGTTCTGGCACGAGCTCGCCGACGACGGTACGCGCGTGCCGTGCCGCGCGATGCTCGACCATTGGAACGAAGCACGAGGCCGCGGGCTCGACCTCAAGATATCGAGGAGCGCGCACCCGCGTGCGTGCATGCTGCACATGCTCGAGTATGGGTACGATCTGCAATGGGCGGCGTACACGAGCGGCCTGGGCAAGGTGTTTCCGAAGCTGCAAGGGCGGCTCGAGTTTCTGTACCTCTTCGCCGAGGGCGAGCCGCCCTATTGCGTCACGCCCTGCGAGCCGGCGGGCACAATGCGGCAGGTCGGCGAGAGTCGCTGGCGTCGTGCGATCAATCTGTGGGCACGGTGCATGCGTGAGAACAAATGGCCGGCGTACGTGACCGACGTTGCTCGGCTCGAGGCGCCGCCCTGGGCGCTGGAAAGGGAGATGATTCAAGATGGCTCGAACCTTTGAAGACAAGCCCGCAACCCGCGAACGCACGCCGCTCTTTGTCGGCCTGATTGGCCCGAGCGGCAGCGGCAAAACCTTTTCCGCGCTGCGCCTAGCGAGCGGGTTTCAACGCGTGTCGGGCGGCGACGTCTTTTTCGTCGACACGGAAGCACGCCGCGCACTGCACTACGCCGACCGGTTCAAGTTCAGGCACGTGCCGTTCGGGCGCCCATTCGGGCCGCTCGACTACCTCGCCGCCGTCGAGCATTGCGTGCGCAAGGGCGCCGGCACGATCATTGTCGATTCGATGTCGCACGAGCACGAGGGGCCCGGCGGCGTCCTCGAAATGCACGCGCAGGAAACGAAACGACTCGCGAGCGCATGGCGCACGAGCGAGGACAAAGCCAAGTTTTCGGCATGGAACAAGCCGAAGACCGAGCGGCGGCGCTTGATCACCACGCTCACGCAAGAGGCGTGCAACTTCATCCTTTGCTTTCGTGCCAAGCCAAAGATCAAACCGGTGCGCGACGAAGACCCGCTCGAGCTCGGCCTCATGCCCATCGCCGGCGAAGAGTACGTGTATGAAATGACCGTGAAGTTTCTTTTGTACCCGGGCTCGCAGGGCATACCGACGCTCGAGTCGGACTATCCGGGCGAACGCACCATGATCAAGATCCCGGAACAATTCCGGGACTACCTCTATCAGAGTCGCGGCCGGAACCTTTCCGAGGACGCCGGCGAATACCTCGGGCGCTGGGCGGCAGGCACGGCGGCACCACCCAAAGTGACGGCGGCCGAGTTGCTCGCGAGCTACGAAGCCTGCAGCGAGCCGGCGACGTATCGCACGCTCGAAGAGCAGCGGCGCGCCAACTGGTCGGCGTTCAAGAAAGAGGAAAAGGCGCAGCTCAAAGAGGCCGCCGAGCTCGCGACGAAGCGCATGGCCGAGGGCGACACGACGCCGCCCGAGCGCACGAGCGACGAGAGCGCAGCGGGCGAGCAGGCCGCCCAGGGCGAGGGCGCGGCAGCAGCAGGCGAGGGCGCAGCGACCGAGGGGCAGCAGTAGCACGCGCGCTCGCCGCTCCTCGTCTGTCCGCGTGCGTGGTTTCGGGAATCCCCCCCCACCCGACGCGCGTCATGCGGGCAGACTAGGAGCGGCGAGCGAACGGAGGTCAGCATGTCAGACGACGAAACCATCGTGCAAAAACAAGTGCGGCTCGTGCTCGAACGGCAATGCCGCGAGCTCGCCGAGTTGCTCGCAAGCAAGGTGCCCGCGGGCGTCGGCTTTGTTCTGTTTCTCGCCGACCATGGCCCGAAGGGGAACACGGCCTATGTGTCCTCGGTCACGCGCGATAGCGCGCACGCGCTCGTGCACGAATGGCTCGACCGGCAAGACGCAAACCACCCGCAAGAGGGTTGGGAAGCGGCGGCGCAGTATGTCGCCGCGGTCGCGCGAGTAACAGGGTTCGAGGGCGAGGTCGATCCGGGCGCCGTGCTCGAGCATTGCGAGAAGCTAGCGGCCGCGGAGGTGCACGTGCTCAAAGCCGCGGCAACATTCGCGGCAGCGGTCGCAATGGCTACTCGGTACACTGGGCCGCGCGAGCTCGACGGCCTCCTCGAGCACTGTAAGCAGCTCGCCGCGAAAGCGGCCACGGTGCAGCCGTGATCCCGCTTCGCATCATTCTGGACGGCGAGGGTTGCTGGCCCGACCTCGCCGAAAAAGGCTTCACAAAGGGCGAGCTTGAGGCCGTCGCCGCGCTGCCGAATGGAACCGTCTCGGGCGCGCCGAGCGTGACCGTGCGCGTGACCTTGCCCGATGGAACGATCGTGCTCGGCGCCGCGATCGACGGGCCATCGTGAACGCCGTTGCACTCATGGGCGACGGCTCGATCGTCTCGGGTCTGCACGCCGCGCTGCGCCGCGAATATCTCGTGCACCGCGCAATGCTCGTCGTTGGCGTCGCGCCGTGCGGGTGCATGTATGTGCTCAAAGACAAGTACGGCGGCAGCCCGCGACCGGTCAACTTGCACGAGGCAAAGCTTGCGATCGAGCCGTACTGTCGGGCAGCGTTCGTGCCGCGCCTAACGCTGCGCGCGCTCTTCGCGCTCGAGCTCGAGCGCGCGCTCGGAAAGGGCGCGGTGCAATGATCGCGCTCGCCGGCAAGCGTTGCCACTACTGCCCGAACCCGGCGACGTACACGGATCGGATCGGTTCGACGCGCCTGTACGTTTGCGACGAGTCGGACTGTAACCGGCAATTCGACGAGGAGGCGCGCGAGGCCGACCTCGACGCGGACGCGTTCGCGCGCGAGGCGGCCGAGGCCGACGGCTTCGAGCGGTACCGATGACACGCTGGCGCCTCAACAGGCCGATTGACTACGGCGATCGCTTCTGCCCCGCGTGCGGCCGCAAGCTCGCGGCAACCCGCCACGGCGTAACCGTCTGTTGCAACACGACCTGTTACAAGGTCGCTGCTCGTGAGCGCCGGCGAGTCGATCGGGCGCAAGGCATGAACGCGGGTTACAGGTGAAGCATGGCGGCTATCGAGTTTTCGCATTCGTACGAAACCACAACCTGCTGCAAATGCGGTGTCGCAATCGTCATGCCCGATGTCGTAATGAAGCGCTTCAGAAGCAATCATGAATCCTTCTTTTGCGTGTACGGACACTCGCAACGCTTCACCGCCGAGACCGAGGCGGATCGGTTGAAGCGGGAAAAAGAAAGCCTCGAGAAGCGGCTTGCATGGAAGACAGCCGAGGCTGACGGCCTCGAGCGCCGCCGGCGGGCGGCCGTCGCGCAAGCGACCAAAGCCAAAAACAAACTCGGCCGCGTCGCCAACGGCGTGTGCCCGTGCTGCAAGCGCTCGTTTCAAAACCTCATGCGTCACATGCAAACGAAACACCCGAGCTTTCGGGAAGGATTGGAGTAGATGCCCAAACCCGCCGACGACCGAATAGATCCCGAGCTCGCGTTGCGCGAAGTCCTGCACGCGCTCACGACGTACACCATGGAGCAACGAGTCACGTCCTGCTCGGCCCTCATGTCCGCGATCGTGCGCTACGGCCGCTCGTGCCGGCGCGACGAGGCCGCTCGCATCTTCGACGAGCTCGGCGAGGCCCGACGCGCGGCCGCGTGTACCCAGGGCCGCGATCCAGCCGGCGACGCCTTCGCCCTCGACTTCGCTTGGGAGCGTTGACGCATGGGGCACCGAACCGAGGAGGTCTATCTATTCGTCGTCACTGACCCCAAGACGGGCGACGAGGGCGTGATCGCCGAGCGCTCGCGCGACGGGCAATGGTTGCCCGCGGTGTGTACCGACCCCGAGCGGGTCGAATTTTGGCGACCGAGGGTGCAACGTATCGCCGACCACTACGCCGCGCCCGTTCGCCTGCTGCGCTTCTCGCAGCGCAGCGAGGTCGAGGTGCTCGAGCCGCGCGAGGGCGTGCCAAGGGCGACCGCCGGGCGCTGCCGCATGTGCGGGTGCACCGACGATCGCGCCTGCCCGGGCGGATGCGCATGGGTCGCGCCCGACCTCTGCTCGAGCTGCGTTCGAAACCAGTAGAGTTTTGCCCCGGGCCGGGCGGGCTAGGGCTCGAGCCGCGCTAGTAGCCGGCGGTAGGTGCGAGCTCGAGGCGCTGCGCCCGGCCAGCGGCAACCCGTCGCAGGCCGGGCATAGAACGCGATAGCGCCCTCGATCGACCTGCACCGACGGTGCCCAAAGCCGAGCTCGCGAGCGGCCGCGTAGGCGGCTCGCGTCGTGGGGTAGTACTCGACGCCCTCGAGCTCGAGCCATTCGGCGCGCGGTAGCCTCGGGCCCGCTTGCGTTTGCCAGTAGTGCCGCGCCCTGCCGCCGTCGCATTCCCAGGGCTTGCAGGCGCCGGCGCCGACGTGCTTTGCAAACGCGCTTTCGTGCCAGCCGACGGCGCCCAGGAGGGCGACGAGCTCGGCGGGCTTGCCCTGCCAAACCGGCGTGCAAAAGTCGGCACCCTCGAACGGGCCCGAGCAGGTCGCCTCGAGCGCGGCCGAGTGCATCGCCTCGGCGGTCGTCGTCATGCGTGCGAGCCGCTCGTCGTGCGTCTCACGGTCGCGATGGTAGGGCGCGAGCGATAGCAGGGTTTGCAGTGTCAGAACGACCGAGGCGAGGAATGCAGCAACCATGCGGCCGAGGCTAGCTCGGTCAATTTGCAATGGCCCGTTTTACAACCTCGATAATTGCCGCAATCAACGCGCCGAATATCAGCACGAGCACGTCGCGAGTTTTGCTTTTGCCCTCGACCTTGTTCGCCTCGACCTTGGCGATAGCCTCGGTTTGCTTCTGCTGCCGCAAGGTGAGGATCTCCGCATTCTGTCGGGCGTCGCTCGCGAGCACGGCGTCGAGCTTTGCGTCGATCGTTTTCAGCTCGAGCCGAGCGAAACTCGTTTCGCGTTGCGCGTCCTCGACCGCGCGCAAGCGTTGCTCGAGCTCGCCGGCGTGCACCTCGACGCGCTCGACCTGGTCGGCGAGCTCGCCCTGCCCCTGATGAATGACCTTGAGCCAGCCGAGGATCGACTCGCGCTCCTCGGGCGGCAGCGAGCTCGGCGTGTGCCGACGTTCCGAATTGCCGCGCGCGGGCGGCGGCGGGATCTCCACGCCGCCGACGCGCTTACCGCTTGGCCGGCGTGGCTCCATGGACTTCGTCCGCGAGCTCGTTGTGTCTCTCCTCGAGGGCGCTGTGCTTACTCGTGAGCTCGAATACCTGACGCTCGAGCTGCTCGACCCGGTTTGCGAGCTCGTGTCGATACTCGTGCACCTCGCGAAACAACTTGCGGTTTTCCTCGACAAGTTTCCCGTTGCCGCGCACGAGGGCGGCGTTACCGTCCTGCAATTCACGCACGCACCTAAGCACCTCGGGAATGTCTTTCACCTGGGCGAAAATGAGGTCGAGCGTCGGCTGCTTGCCGGGCGGGATCGATTGCTCTTCGGCCATATGCCTTGATTGTACCGGCTGCACGCCCGTTTGGCCCGGGCTCGCCTCGGGATCTGTCTTTCGGTCCGTATCGCTCACGCTTTGGTGTCCTCGTCGAGGGCGCTGCGCCAAGCGTCGCGACCGACGATCCCGTCGCCGCGAAAGCCATGCGCCTGCTGCCAAGCGACCGTTGCGCGGTGCGTGATCGGCCCGAAAATACCGTCGTCTTTCACGCCAACGACCCGTTGCCATCGGGCAACGTTGGCGCCCTTTGCCCCGATCCCGAGCGACTCGGCGGGCACCGCCTGCCGCCCGCCCTTCTCCTCGAGCAGCGCGAGTTGATTGCGAACGATCTGCAAGTAGACCCCCCAGGGAAAGGCCGGCCCGGGATCCCAGTGCTTCGACTTCTTGTATGCTTGGTTGACGTCGTGATGGCCGCAGATACCGGCGGCGCCGACGAGCACCTCGCTTGCCGTGAGCTGCCGCACGGGAATGCGCCAGCGGTCGCAGATACCGGCGACGAGGACGGCCGAGCGGGCAAGCAGCGTTCGCGAGTAGGCGTCTTGCCAGTCGCCCGCGAGCTGCTTTGCACGACCGGCGTGCTCGACGCCAATCGACACGCCGTTGACGCCCGGCGCGTGACCCGCGACGTCGCGCTCGAGCACGCTCTGCGTGATCGAATCCGCGTCGACGGCGTAGTGCCATGACGCTTCGGGCGCGTCCGGCCCTGCCACCCAGGCGGCGAGGTTTTCGGCGGCTCGGTTCGTCTCGTCGCATTCGGCAGTGTGAATCACGACGAGCCGCACGGCGCGCCCTTGACCGGGCTTGAAGAGACGCGCCGGGATAAACGGCACGTCTTCGAGGTCGCCGCGCACGCTCGTTTGGCGCGCCGCCGGAGTCACGGACGGCGGCAGCACGAGCGGGCCGTCGGGCGCATACAGCGTCACGCCCTTGTGCTCGCCCTTCTCCTTGCTCTTGTGCGGCTCGAGCCGCGCTTCGTACGCGCGACCGTCGAGCTCGAACGGAATGCGCGCGCCCATCGGCGGATTCGTTTTCAGGATCGCGCTCGCCTTTGCAATCAGGGCGGGCGTCAATTCGTTGTTTCCCATTCGGCGCATGGATTCACCTATCGTCCCATGGGTGCCGCCTGACGCCGAGCTCGCGCACGACCGGCAGCTTTGAATCACGCTCGGGCGGTTCGTCGCCCATGAACGCGAGCGCGAATTCGCGGCGTAGCTCGCGCCGATCGCGCGGCTCTAAGAGGCTCATAATGTAGTGCACGAGCGAGCGCGCCGCCTCTTTGGACAGATCGCCACCCTCGAGCACGCGCGCACCTCCGTTCAGAGTTTGACGGTTTCGCGGCCGAGGTGCCAAAGCACGACGAGCAGGCCGGCGAAAAACATGATGCGCCCGACCTCTTGATACTTCGCGCCGCGTGGCTTTTCCGTCGAAGCTGTGAAGTACAGGACGGCGCCGACGAGCGCGACGAGTAGCGGGAAAACGACGACGATCATGGCTTTGCCTTTCCTACAGTGGTGCGCAACGCCAGGCGCAAGCGGTCGATGGTGCTCGTTTCGGCGTCAGTGATACGCGCCGCGAGCTCGGCGGTTTGCAGTGGCGTCGGAGACTTGGCGACGTTTTCGAGCACCCTGGCGAGGTGCACGAGGATCGGCGGGCCGAGGTACTTCGCGGCGTACTCGGCCGCTCGCCAGAAAACGGCGCCGGCACTCATCACTGGCAGGCCGCTTTCGCGCGGTGCGCAGCTTGCCGGCGGTCGCGATACTTGGCGCGCACCTCGGGAAACTCGCCGCACTGCTCGAGCTCGCGCCCGTAACAGCGCTCGAGCCCCTCGGCGAACATGTCGTTTTCCACGGCCTGCACCTCACGCTCGATCGCGGCGACCTCGGCCGCCGTGCAGGGCGAGCGCGCTGGCGAGCTCGAGCACGCGGCAACGACGAGCACGAGGGCGGCGAGCGCGTTCACTCTGCCACCGAAACAGTGCGTGAGCGGGTGTCATGGCCGGCCGTGAATATCCACGTCCCGAGCCACACTCCAATGCCCCAGGGAAACCACCAGAAGCGCAAGCGAGGCGATGGCACACGGCGCAGCTCGCAGTGCATTACTGCGCCGCCCTAAGCTCGAGCACGGCGGCCTCCATCTTCGCGCGCAAGAGCCGCTCGAGCTCGACGGGCAACATGATCTTTTCCGCCTCGCGCACGCCGTTTTGCGTCAGGTACGCCCGCGCCCGCTCGATCGATTCGTCGCGCACGCGTTTGACCTCCTCGAACGTGAGCGAGCGCTTGCCGCCGTCGGTCGCCTTTTTGAGGCCGTCGACGAGCTCGCGCTCGGTAACGGCTACCGCCGTGCGCGCGGCGTCGTCGATCCGGTCGAGCACGCCGAGCGCGTATGCGTTGCCGGCGACGCCCTTTTGCCGTTTGAGCCATGCGATCGCGTAAGTCACGAGCGCGCCGACGAGGGCGAGCACGACCGACACGACGAGCAAGGCGAGCTCGAGGAGTAGAGGCGAGGCGTCACTCACGAAAGTGCCGCCGCGTTGTCGCCCGCTTTCGCCTCGTCCTTTGTCGAACGCGCGCCCGTCAAAACTTGCTGGAATTGTGCGACCGTCGTGGCCATGTCCCATCTCAACTGCACGGGCCGGCCCGTGCCGTCGTCCAGAAACGACGCTTCTTTACAGAGCAGCTCGTGCGCCTCGTCGGATAACCGGCCCTCGCCGCCCTCTGGCGTGTCGAGGAAATGATCGATCTCGAGCAAAAGGGAAGCGTTGCCGCGTTCGCGCCAGGCGGGCCGCACGAGCACGAGCTCGCGCACGAAAGAGGCAAGCGAGATTTCGCCCGCGGGCGCGAGCGACGGCGGGCATTTGATCGCGCGCGGAATGGTAAGCGCTTTCATGTGTTGGCGTATCCGGCGAGGGCCATTGCTTGATCGCGTAGCGCCGTGATCATGGCGCGGAGTTGCGTGCGCTGCGCGGGCGTGAGCGCCGAGGTAGTGATCGGGAAGTCTTGCACCGTGTTCGTGCCGTCGTCGTGCGCGATCTGCACCTCGACGCGGAGCGTGTTTGGCGGTTGCGCGGCCGCGTCGCTCACGTAAAAGCGGATCGAGATGTCGTCAGCGCCCGCCCGCGCGACTTGCGGAGCGCGATTCTTTTGCCATGCCATGGATCAAACCTCCGAAAAGCCGAGCGCCGTTAGCGACTCGGCGCGTAGCGTGTTGAGGATTGCGAGGAAATCGGCGGCGTCGGTACCGTTGGGAAGCATGCTAGCGAGCGGTTCGTCTATGTAGAATGTCCAGTCGCGGGCAAAGCAGATCGCACGAGGCGCATTCGGCGGCGTGCCACCTGAGTCGGAGTAATAGATTTGCAGCGCCGTGGCGCCGGTGAAACCCGGGTAACCGGCGGCGGTCGCGAGCGCGTCGGTTAGGCTTGCGTAAAACGCGGCGAGTGCGGCCTCGTCGCCGCTGTCTAACAAATCTTGCGTGTACCCTCCGAAGTAGACCGAGCCGTATTCGGTATCGGCGGGCACGAGCTCGTCATGACACGGCGCGCCCGGGTGTGCCGAGTAAGAATCGGCTAGGTAAAGGGCGGTTTGCAGGTTCGTCGCTGAAGGCGACGCCGTGATCGTTACTTCTTTTTGCCAGGTCATTTCATGCCGCTCCCAGTGGGGTGATTGCGCCGCTCGGGCCGCGGTATTTGAGCGCACCCGCCTCGACGTAAAGAAAGCCGCCGGCGGCTGGATTGCCCGACGGGATCACGCTGCAATTGCCAACGAACAAGCCGCCCGACATTGATTGGTAGCTTGCGGCTACTGCGCCGATCGAGATGTTGCCGTTGGCGGTCGCGCCCGTGCCCCAGAGGACTTCAACGCTACCGCCGATGCGCGTGCCGCTTACGCCCGTCGCGCTGCCGCCTTTGAACGATAGCTTTCCGGCAGTGACCGACGTCGTGCCGCTGCATTCCTGCGCGGTGATCGACATCGTTTTGCCGATTACGGTCGCCGTCGCGTCTAGTGTTTGCGATATAACGGGAGTCGCAGACGCGCCCCAGACGATCGCCGCGCTCGTGATTGAGAGAGCAGACCCAGTAAGACCCACGACTTGCGAACCGCTGACCGCGAACACGTGACCGCCTGGGGCAGAATCGATGACGGTCTGTCCTACCGTGTTCCCTACAATGGTTGTGTTTCCCGAATTCGTACGGAGCAATGGCAGGTCGGCACCGCCCGCCGCGGTACGGGCTACGATCCCCGCCGTGTTGTTGAAGATACGGATATCGCCTGTCGTCGGCGCGCTCGCGCCCGTGCCGACTTGCAAGTATCCCGTGGTAACGATGTTCTGAGCGCCGAAGTTTGGCGCAATCTTCGAGCCGTCGATCGCGGCGCTCGCGCTCACGTCCGCGTTGACGATCGTGGCCGCCGCGAGCACGCCGGCCGCCGCTTTCACGACGCCCGCGAGGCCCGTGATCGTCAGGCCCGAGAGCGTTGGCGACGTTGCCGGCTGCACCGCAGTAGCGCCCAGCGCAGCGCCCGCCTTGACCGTGCTCGCGAGCGTGCCGTCGATCGTTGCGCCGCCCGCGACCGCGCCCGTTAGCGTGCCGCCGGGTTGCAGCGCCGAGGCGGCAAGCGCGAGCGCTGCTAGCACCGTCGCGACCGCCGTGCCGCCAACCGAGCCGGTAAGGTTGCCGCCGGGCGAAAGCTTGGCGGCCGCCGCCGCCGCCGCCGTCGCCGCGTCGGCGAGCGCTTGCGTCGCGTCGGCTTGCGCGTCGTTTGCAGCGCCGAGCGCGGCGACCGAGTCGGCCTTTTCAGCCGTCGTAAAAACGCCCATTGGTTAAGCCTCCGTCCAAATGTTGCCGAGCTCGTCCACCCATGGATTGCCGAGCTCGTCCACCCATGCGCCCGCCGGCAACCCGCCGCCGCCGCCGGCCGTTGCGCGCCGACGCGAGCGCCCGAGGCCGAGCCCGAGGCGCAAGCCAATAAGCAGTAGCGAGATCATGGCTCGCGGCTCGTATCGGCGACGCCAATCAATCCGGTCGTCGGGCTCGAGGTGTCGAGCACCTCGGCGAAATTACCAAGTAGATAATCGCCGGCTTTCACTGGCCAGGATCGCGCGTCGTCGTCTTTTCGCAAGCGCGCCACGACCGTGCCGTCGGTCGAGCAGAAGATCGCGTCGACGCGCATGTCGAACGTATGATCGCCGCTCGTGAGATCGACGGGCTCGCTTTTATCGGGGATCATTTCGCGCATGGTTTCCTCCTTACAGATGCAGATACACGTTGCGTAACCGCACCTCGTCGACGCCGTGCTCGCCGGGTGTGAGACGCAAGGTCAGATAGGCCGCGTCGGCCGGGATATCCGCGGCGGCGATCGTCGCCGTAATCTTGTGGACCGTCGCCGCCGGGCTCGAATCGACCGCCGTATCGACGACCTCGGCGGCCGTGCCCCACGACGTGCCGATCTCGAACGTCGCCGCGTCCTCGGTGCCCGAGCGCACCCATAGCTCGATAAGCACGTCCTCGTCGCCCGCGTAACCCTCGGGCAAGGGGATTTGCGCGCGCGCGCTTTGCTCGTCGCCGACCGGCCAGCGCAACTCGAGGGCGCCGTTTGCGGCGACGTCGATATCGATATCGCCGCCGAGGTGAAACGCATTGAGCGACGGCCCGGGCGTGCCGCCCGTCGCCGCTATCGTAACGATCGTGCGCTTCGTTACAGGATCGTCGGCGCTTTCGAGCGCGACGCCCGCGCCGGCGACGAGCTCGGTAGTCGTGCGTCGAATGCGCGCGATGCCCTCGATCACGAGGGTTGGCAGTCCTATCAATTCGTCTAGCCAACGCATGGGGTTACTCCGGGACGATGGTCGCGAATAGGCGGCTAAAGGTAACGTCACCGAGCGCGTTGTCGCCGTATTCCGTGCCGATGCCGACGTCGAAATAGTGGTCAGAAAGCCGCGCAGCGGCCGGCGGCATAAGCACGAGCTCGTGCTCGGCATGGTAGGCCGCGACGCTCGCCGACTCGTCGGTCGCGGATGCCGTAAAGGCTGACCCGCCCGAGGGCGCGTACGCGTGCAAGCCAAGCGAGGGCATTGTCGGCGGCAAGGCTACGTGCGTCTCCATTACAGTCGCGCGGATCCAAACGCTAATCATTGCAATTCGGCCGCGCGCGATCCGGGGGAATGGGATCCGGATTGACAGTTGATCGACGGGTGGAACTTCGAGGCACATTAACGAGGAGGCGCCAAACGCTCGCCAATTGCTGGCGACGCTAGGATTTGGAAAGAGCAAAAACGGGATCTCGAGCACGCCGCCGACGACCTCGAGCGAGCGGTCGGCGGGTGAGACATTGCGAAACGGAGTTGCTGCCATTGGCTCCTCACAAAGTTGGGGCGCGCAGCGAGAATGCCACGCGCATGCGGTCGAGCTCGTCGCGCCCGACCGCGACAATGCCGTCGCCGAACACGAGGAGACGCTCGTAAGCGCTGGCGAGCGCGTCGGAGTCGATCACAAATTCTCTCCATGTGTCGCCGACGTCATCGGACACGGCGACGCTTGCGCCGAGCCCGCCGTGCACGTTCGTGCAGACGATCACAAACCAGCGGCCAAACGCGATCACGTCTTGCGCGCCGCTCGGCAGCGCTATTTCGGTCCAACTTGCGCCGCCGTCCTCGCTGATTGCTCCGACGCCGTCGCTCGCAACGGCCATCCACCGATCTTGTTTTAGCGAGTATGCGACCCCGTGCCAATCGTGCGGCGCGGCCGTGAGCGTAAGCAGTGTCCATGCGATACCGTCGAGCGAGCGGGCGCATTCCGACTCGGCGCCGCTGTAGACAATGATCGCGGCGGTCTCGTTGCACGCAAAGCGCCGCGTCGTTGTCGGCGCCGAGGCGAGCCCGGTCGCCTCCGCCCACGGTGTGCCGGCGTCGACGTAGAATATTCGCGCGATGGTCGGCGTAACGCTGTTTACGGTCGTAATGATCCAACGCTCGTGCGCGGCAAAGTAGCCAACGACGTGTTGTGCAAATCCGAACGTCGCAAGGTCCATTGCCCACGTCATACCGAGGTCGTCGCTTATCCCGATGTAACCGTCGGAGCGGATTGCAAGCAGTGTCGGTGCCCCATCATAGATGCCGCCCGCGATTGCGATCGCGGGCGGGTTTGCCGGCGCGAATAGCGCGCTTGCATCCGAGTTTGATCCGCCGCTCGCGCATGTCACGCGGCGCGTAACGCCGTCGGTACCGAGCGCGCACAGCACGGGCACGCCGCCCGCCGCGGCCGATTGCACGACGACGGCGGCGACGCCGTTGACGGGCGCAGCAAACTCGCCCGGGATCATGACGGGCGAGTGCCAGTTGAAAACGTACCACCCGCCCTCAAACCGCTGGACGTGCGCGGCGTTGTCGGCGAGCTGCTCGTAAGCCATGCCCCACGAGGCGGCGTCGTGATCGGACCCGTCGTCTGGGATCGCGATTACCGGGTGGTAGACGTTCGGATTCGGCGTGTAATCGGCCATTAGCTTGCACTCCAATAGCGCGCCGTCGATAGGCGCGCCGGCACGTAAGCGCTGCCGACATACTTGCCCCACGTGCCCCACGTTCCATCGGGCTCGGGTGCCGCCGGATCGAAACTCTCATCATCAAACGCAACGATCACCCATTCGGCGCGCATGCCGTCGGGTTGCCAATCGCGAATGATTGCCCGCACGGCCGCGACTTGCTCGGGCGTCGCCGTCGTGCCGAGCGTCTCGCCAGGCCGACCGATTTGCCCCGGATGCGCGCCCGCGATCGTGCCCTCGACCGCCGCCCATGGCACGCCGTCGTCGGGATATATGATCACCCAAAACCGCGACCAATGCGGCGGCGCGGGCGTGCCGTCCCAGTTCCAATTTTGCTGGTCGAGCAGATACGACTCGGTACCGTCGCGCTCGATGCAAAACCAATTGCCGTTTGCGTCGACGGTGCGCACCCGCACGGCGGCATTGCAGTACGCGCGAAGCTGCCGACAAAGCGTGAGCGGGTTGCCCCGTTTCGGGTGCTCGTCGAGCCAAGCGAGGAGGCGCGGGACAAAGCTTTCCGCGGGCTCGCCTATGCCGCGCACGATCTTTCGCTCGCGACTCATATACGGGTAAGCGTCGGCGGGCGCGAGCGACGGAAAGCGCGCCAGCAAACCTTGACGAGCTCGCTCGGCGAAAGCGTCTTTAAGAATGCCGAGCGAGTAAAGCACGAGCTCGCCCTCGCCGGTCGTGAGCCACGACGGCAACAGGCGCTTGAAGATTCGGCGAAACACGCGCGCAAATTCGACGCTCGAGCGCGCCGCGTCGCCGACCGGCGGCGGCGTCTCGTCGCTCGAAATTGTCCAGGTAAACTCAGCCAAGGTTTCCCCCGGTATCGAGCGGCAGCGCGTGAAAGCGCGTCGGCAGCAGTGGCCACCCGCCCGCGCACGTCACGCGGTAGCGAAAGCCGTCGGCGATTGGCGTGCGTGTGCCCGTGTACCTCGCTGCAAACCCGACGCGCTCGCCCGCGTCGAGGTGCACGACCTCGCTCGGGATCGCCTCGTTGTCATAGCCCACGAGGCACACGATCGCGCGCAATGCTCCCGCCGGATCGCGCACGTCGAATTGCGCCGAGTCGTATTTGTGCGCGGGCACGCTCACGTTTTCGACGACGGGCTCGGTCGTGTCCGCGCTCGAGGCATAGCCAATAATGTGCCCCTCGCGAATCGTGCGCGCGGGCTGCGCCCCGATCGGATTGATCAATGGTGCGATCGTGTGCGGCCATGGCATGACGAGCCGGCCGAAATGCACGACTCGGTATTGTGTAAGCGCGGGCCCGTCGTATGCGTCGCCCGTGCGCAAATTGTCGCCGGTGTCCGCCGTGCTGCGACCCCACCATAGATCGCGTGCATAGCCGTGGCGACCGCGTGCGCCTGATTCCGTGCATACGAGCCCGACCGGCCAAAGCGGAGGATACGCGGCGAGGTCGAGGGCGTCGCCAAGTAGATTGCATGATTGGGCGTTTCCGCCGACGTCACCCTCGATCAAATGCCCAACTTGCATTGTGCCGCCGCCCGGCTTTAGCGCTTTGCAGCGTCCGCCGGCCGATACCGAAAACGAGTTCGAGCCGGGCATATCTCCGCTGCCCGGCGTTGCGTCGATCAAAGCGTACACTGGCACCGTCCATCCCGGCGACGGGTCGCCCGCACGCTCAATGAGCCAAACCGCGCTTGTGCCTATGCTGCCGCCTCGGCTCGAGGTAATCGCAACGCGGAATGCCGTGCCGTCGGGCGCCGCCCACACGTTGAAATAAGCAGCATTTTCGTTTGTGAAACCGCCCGAGCCGTACGCGCCCCACCCGTCATTTGCGGCGTTGATAGTGACTTCGTCGGCGGCGGTCGGCCTCGAGCTCGTCGTGCCGCCGCTGAAACCAGCGGCGGACATGGTGACTCGCAATTGATAGTCAGGCGCGCCGAACAAACCTTTTTCCCAGCAAAGCTCGACGCCAAGCTCGGGCAGCACGAGGACGATCCACCCATAGTCGGGCACGGCGGCGGCGTTAGTCCAACGATCGACGCCGTCGAGCGCCGCAACAGCGTGCGTTGCGGATCCCTTCACCGTTGCGAAAATCGACGGGTTAGGCACAACGGCGCCGCCGTTCAAGTCAACCCATGAGCCGCCGCCTTTCAGTCGGTTTTTGATCGCGATAAGCATTTCGCGCGCGACGAGCTCGTGATCGCTCGACGAGCTCGACGGTTGCAAGTTGTTAACGGCACAATGCCAATCAAGCTCGATGGTCGGCAGCGCCACGTTACGGATCCCTCACGAAATGGATCGTGCCCGTGACCGTGCCAATTACGGGCACCTCGTTGGTAAAAATATCGACGTCGGCGGCGGGCGTCGTGACGACGACGCGAAAGGTAAAACCCTTGTACGTTTTTTGGATCGTCGTCTTGACGAGCGAGCGGTAAAGCCGCCCCGTCGCCGGCGGGATAATGTCGCCGCTAATCGGGCGCGCCGCGAACATGGCGCCGAGCTCGACCTTGATCTTGGCGGCGACCGCCGTCGCGTCCTCGTTGACCGAGGAGTAAAGCCACGCCTCATAAACGATGTTCACGGGCACCGCGCTCGCGTTCAAAACGGACAGCGTGATACAAAGCGGCGTCGCCCATTTCACGACCGCGGCCTCGACGGCGAGGCGGTCGGCCTCCGAAACGGGCCCGCTCGGGCCCGCGATATACAGGCGCACGCGGCCCGTCGTCGAGTCGCCAACCGAGCGCGCACGCGTGACGTTTGTGACGCCGGTTAGCGTCGGATTTAGAGCTACGTACCGGTAAGCGTCGCGCGGCCCGTTTGGGCTCAATGCGCCGAGCTTGGCTTTTGCGCGCTCGACGAGCGCGTCGGGTTGCTCCTCGTCGAGCGCGAGCGCCGCCGCCGGGTTAGTGCACGTCACGCCGAGGAGGCCGGTTACGAGCTCGGTAATTTCGCCCGGCGTCGCCGAGCTATCCGATCCGGCCTCGTCGGCGACAACGCGCACCGTGAGCGTCCCGCCTGGCGTCAGTATGCCCGCCGTGAGCGAGTGATACGTCTTGCCCGAAACGGAGTTTTTTACAGTGAGGTCGCCGGCGACGAGCTCGTAATAACCGCCGCCCGTGTTTGTCAGAACGACATCGGTTTCGGCATAGGTCGCCGCAACGGCCTCGGTCCCGAAAACTTCCCATGCCGTGCGCTTGAGCCACGAGGCGGCGAGCGTGCGGGCGTCGTCGTCGGTCGCCTCGTTGACGGCCTCGAGCCCGAGCTCGAGCGAGCCGCCCGCGACGTATGTGTATACGACGACCTCGAGCTCGGCGAGCACCTCGGCGAGGTAGAGATATGTCGAACGCGTTGGATCGCCAGGGCTCCATGAGGAGACCGGCAAGCCAATCGCCTCGGCGACGGCGAGCCCCTTGGCGAGCAGCTGCGCCATGGTCGCGCGGGCGACGAGGCCGGCCATTGAGATCAAGTTCATGGCGCGCCGCCTCCGCCGAGCATTTCGAGCGTCACGCCGGCGACCGTCGCGACGAGCGCGAACGGACCCTCGCCCGTGTAACACTCGACACGCACGCCCCACGAGACCGCGGGACCCTCGACGCTTTCGAACACGGTCGCGACGACCTCCTCGATCCGCGCATCCTTCAAAAGCTCGGCGCGGATTTGGGCGGGCAGCGCGACGGCGTCTTGCTCGCTCGTCGTGCGGCCGAGCGCGCCGGCGAGGTCGAGCCCATACACCTCCTCGTCGGGCCCGCCGCGCAGCATGCCGGGCGGAGTTTCGAGCCGGTGCTTTGCGTTTTGCGCAACGAGGAGGACCCCGCGCACGAGGCGCCCCGTTTGCAGCGAGTCGCCGCAATAGACGTCCATCCCAAAATCGGTCACGCGAACACCCGCGACGGCTCGGGTGGCAAGCCGAGGCCGATCGTTACTTGGGCGACCACGCCGGGCGCTTGCCCGCTCGGGTTTGCCTGCACGCCTTGCAACGTGAGCGTGTCGCCCTCACGCAGCACGCGCCCGAGCCCTTTGCCGAGGTCGAGGCGGTTGGGCAGAAAGCCGCCGCCGCCAGGCTCCTCGAAACCGACGATCACGGGTCGGCCGGGCGCACCGTCAACGAAGGTCACGAGCACGCGCGAGCCGAGGGCGAGGTCGGCGCGCGCGCCCGCAATGCCCGCCCGCACGTGCACGCGGCGGAGGTCGGGCATGCCGAGCGACACTCGCACGGCCTGCAGGTTGATACGGTCGCTCGCCTCTTGCGTTACGACGCGATACTCGGTCACGCCCCTGTAACGGAGGTCGGGCAAGAGCTGCAAAAGGAGCTTTCGGTGTGCCGCAAGCCGGCGGCTCGTCGAGCTCGTGCCGCGCCCCCAAATGGTCGAGCGCAGGCGGGCGCTATCGAGCTCGTGCTCGACGTCGTATGCCTCGAGCCCGTCGATTACGACGCCCGGCACGAGCTGCCCGAGCTCGTCGGCGGCAAGCTCGAGCATGCCGCGGGCGACGTCGAGCTCGCCGCGGGTGCCCGCGCCCGTATACGTGACCGCCGGCCGGCGCCCAACGCGCGTTATGCCGTCCTCGCCGACATACCAATTTTGCGGCACGTGTAGCTCGAGCACGCGCGAGGCCGGATCCTCGGGCCGCGCGCCGCCAGGCCCAATCGTGCGCGCCGGGATCGTCGCCGCGTCGAGCTCCTCGCCGGCCGCTCGGGCCGCGTCGAGTAGCACCGTCGCGAGCTTTACGCCGGCGTCGTTGGTATAGCTGCCGCGCTTGATCGTCTTGCCCCACCCGCCACGGCCGCCAACAATCCGGTACCGGCTCGAGCCCTTGCTCGGCCCGCCGACGAGCGTGCCCGATAGGCGGAGGCCGGCGAGCTCGAGCACGGCGGCGCCCTCGAGCTCGACCTCGGCGTCGAGCGTGGCGTGTGCATACCAAATGCCCCATGCGGGCAGCTGCAAGCTCGCACGCGTCACGCGGTGCCCGTTCAAGGTCGCAACGCTCACGGCGCCCTCGCTTGCGCCCTAAGCGCCGCTAGCTCGCGTTTGGCGGCCGCATTGGGATCGGGCCGCTCGCGCGCACTCTTGGCCGCCGCCGTGCCTGGAGCCGCGCCCGCCGCTGCCCCTTTCGCTTTCGCTTTCGCGACCGGCTTTTTACGCGGCGGGCGATGCTCTAGAAACTTGACTTTGACGCTCGCGCCGCCGAGGCCGTCGTGCTGCATGCCGCCGACGCCGCCGTTAACCACGGCCGTGAAACGGTTACGCGCCAAATCCGGGTGATAGACCGGCAACGCGATCGGAGTCGTGCCCGCCGTCGTGCTTTCGATCAACGCTTGATATTCGTCCCATGCGGCGAATTCATCGATTGGACTATCGGGCCCGTTTGTAATGTAAAACGTCGCCTCGAATTGCCCGATCGGCTCGCCGCTCCTCGACGAGCTCGCGCCGTCTTGCCCCTTCGCGGGTTGTATGTCCCACGACTGATTGCGGTCGTGCCCGGATAACGCGACCTCGCCGATCCAAGTCTTGCCGCCGAGCTTGAATTTATAGAGGTCGGGATTGTCGTGCGGGTTAGGGCTCATGCCGCCGCCATTTCGCCCGCGCCGAGCTGCAATAGATCGCCCTCGGTAATCTCGAGGAGCACGCGCTTGACCTCTTGAGCGATGCTTTGCGCCGAGCTTTCGCTGCCCGCGTTGATCACAATGTTGTAGGTGTTACCGCCCGCTCGCGCGGCGAGGAGCGCGCCCGCCGGCGAGCTCGCGCCCGGCGGCTCGACGACGGCCTCCATTGCCGAGCGCACACGGGGCGCGCCGCGCTCGAGCCCGTGCTCCATGCCGCCGACCGTGTGCCCGGCAATTTGCGCGAACACTTTTGAGTCGGAGGAAATGCCGAGCAGGTTTTTTGCGGCCGTGATCGCGCCGCCGACGACGCCGGTAATCGCGTCGATCACCCGTTTTGCGCCGGCGGTAATCCCGCTTGCGAGCCCGCCGATCAAGTCGGCGCCGATTTGCGCGAGGTCGATCGACTTGAGCCAATCGACCGACTGTTGCGCGCTCGCTTTTATCGCGTCCCATGCCGTGCCGGCGGCGCCGACGAGCGCGGCGAAACCGAGCGCGGCCGCAATCAAGGGCGCGGCAAGCGCAGCGACAACCGCCGCCATGCCGATGAAAATACCCGTGAGGTGTTTGCCGAGGAAAAGCGCAACGTCGAGCGCGTCGGGCAGCGCGCTATCCGTGCCGCCGAATAGCTCCTCGACCGCTCGGATCAATGGCTTAAACGCGATGTAGACTTTTAGCCCAGTGATCGCGACGCCGAGCGCGAACGCCTCGACCATGTAAAAGGCTTTCTCCGCGCCGTCGACGAAGGGCTGAAACACGCCCTCGAACACGTCTTTGAGCAGCTTGCCCATTTCGGTATTTTGGTCGAATAGCTCGACGAGCCGGGTAAGCGCGGCGAGCATTGGGTCGATATCGAGCCCGCCAAATGTCTCGGTAAGGTTGCGATTGAACCGCGCGGTTTGCGCGTCGAGGCCGAGCAGCTTCGCGGCGACAATGCCGCCGAATTTTTGCTCGACCTCGGCGGCGAACGCGTCAACGGAAAGCTTGCCCTCCTCGAGGTCGGCAATGAACTTGGCGGCGCCGCCTTTACCGAGCGCGGCCTCGGCGGTCGCTGCCGCGCGGAGGGCCGCGGGCATGTCCGCGGCGGCGACCTTGGCGCCGGCGAGCGATTTCGCGAGCCCCTCGAGCTCGTCGCGCGATTGCCCCGTCGCGTTTTGCAGTGACGGCAAGAGCGCGCCGAGCCCGGATAGCGACTCGCTCGTTTGCTCGAGCGCAGCGGTTTGAAGGCCCGCCGAGCGCGCGGCGTCGGCGAGGCCGATCGCCCATGCCGTGGTTTTGACAATCGCGGCGCCAATGCCAACGACGACGAGGCCGACGATCGCAACGGCGGCGACGCCCGCCGCGGCGACGCCGCCGAGGGCGCTGGCGAGCTTTGCGACCGAGCCCGCGCCGCCGGCGGCTTGCGAGCCCATCGAGCCTAGCGGCCCGCCGAGGCGCGCCAATACGCCGCCCAGCTTTTCAAACGTTTCGCCCGCGTTGGCGCCCGACTTGGCGAGCTTGGTTTGCGCGCGCGCGCCCGCCTCGAGCCGTTTCATAGTGTCGGCGAGCCGCCCTTGCGCGCCGGCGGCGCCGGCGGCTTTGGCGCGGAGGTCGTCGAGGGTTATCGCCTCGGCTCTAAGCGCGGCCTCCGCGGCTCGCGCTTTCTGGGCGAGGTCGGCCGGTACTGAGCCGGACATTTGAAGGCCCGCCCGCTCGACGGCGACCGCGGCGCGCACGGCAGCGCGCTCGAGCTCGGCATACTTGGTTTCGCCCTCGGCGAGCGCGGAGGCGGCAGCGCTCGACGCTTGCGCGGCCTCGGCGAGTTTCGAGCTCGTGCTAGCGAGGGCGGCGTCGAAGGATGTAGCAGCAACACCGGCTCCGCTCAACTTGTCGGCGAGCGCGGCGAGCTGTGAAATCGACGACTCGGCGCCCGTCATTTGGGCTGCTACGTCGATCGCGTATTGCGTGGAGTCGTCGGCCATTGGTCACTTTAGAAACATCCGAATCCGTAGCAAGACGTCGGCTAAGACAAAGGCCGCGGCCTCGGCGTCGATCGACGACGTTGGCGGCGGGAGCCAAGCGCGCAAGCATTCTGCAAACACGCCCGGGCGTGTGCTCGCGGCGCCGATCCGGGCCTCTAGGATTTTCCCTCCTTGACCGCTCGGCCCGACGCCGCCTCGACGATCGAGATCCCGCCGATCATATCCATTCCGGGTTGCAGCTCGAGCAAGCGTTTCCACCCGTCGCGATCGGGATATTTGATGCAGGTAACGGCGAGCGTTTTCGCCGAGCCAATCGGGTCGCCGACCTTGCCCTCGCGCTCTTTGTTTTGGTCTTGATAGCGCTTGATTTCGTCGGGCGACGCCGCACGGAATAGCGCCATGGTCGGCACGCCCGGCGCCCATGCCGTGCACTTGACGACGATCACGCGGTCGGGCCCCTCGACCTCGATCAAGTCGGCATAGGCGGCGAGGTCGCGGGCGTATTGTTCGGCTTTGGCGTCGGCGTGCTCGGCTTTGCGCGCCGCGATCCGCTCCTCGAGCTCCTCGATCGTTGTCAAAGCAGCACGATTTCCTCGCCGGCCTCGAGCTCGACGACTTGCATAGGGTTCAAATTCACCTCGACTTTGTCGGCGTCGGCGCCCTCGCCGGATTGCGCGTTACGACCGAGGAGGCGGCACCCGTTGATCTGCGTTACGAAAATATCCGTTTCGCCGGGCGGCGTGTATTTCACCAGGAAATTAAAAACGACGAGCGAAACGAGCCGCTGATTTCCACGCTTGGGCGCAATGGTCGCGAGGTTGCGGATCAACTTGCGATGCCCCGATCGGTAAAGCGTCGCCGACGCCTCCGTCGCAAGCTGCCCGGTCGTGCGTTTGTAAACGCGGCCGCTCCGTCGTTGCGGCCCGACCTCGACCGAATCATTCCAATTGAGCGAGGCGATATCCTCGAGATCAATTAGCGGCCCGTCGAAAATTTTCGCGGTCACTAGGACGTCGGTCCAGCTCGGCGCGAAGCCTGCTAGATCGGGGTACGCTTGTTGCGACATTCGTGGCGTTTCCTTTCCCGTTGGCCGTTACTGCACGCGCACGGATGTATCGACGTGCACGAGCGTGCCGCGCAAGTTGAGAGCGAGGCGCCCGTGCAAGGTCGCGTTGGGCACGTTCAAGACGTCGTCACGCTTGGCCGTCCATTGCGCGTTACTAGCGCGCTGCCCCTCGTTGCCCGTGTCGCGTAGCAGGTTTCGCGCGAGCTCGGCATTTACCTCGCCCTCGAGATCGACGAGGCTTTCGAGCGTCGCCGTACCGTCGTCGTTTAACACGAGCGTGCGGCCGGTCGCGTTTTCGGTCGTGGCTTGCACCGTCGCGCACCCGACGTTTGCGACGGCGAGATTATGTGTGTACGAAAGGATCGAATCCTCGACCTCGCGCGTTAGCGACATGGCGATAAACGTGCCCATGGGGCCATTCGCGAAGCTTCGAAAGCAGGTAAAGCGAGCGGCAAGCGCGCCGCCGTCGACGCGCTCGTCAAACTCGACGAGCGTGCCCGCCTCGTCTTCGAGATCCCAACCGTCGAGCGGGCCGAGGTCCTTTTGCCAGGTCGCGACGTGCACGTCATGCTGATACTCGCGGATCGACGCGGCCCATTGCACGGGGCGCCGCATACGGTAACCGAGGATCCGCGACATTTTGCGGCCGCGGCCGATCCCGATATCAATGCGCCGCTGCGCGTCGATATCCGCAAACTCGGCGTCCATGGCGGCGACCCATTGCGTTTTCGACTCGCCCGCCGTGAGCGTGACCGCGTAAGCGCCGACCGTTTCGGCGGCGAGGTCGGTCGCGCCGAAAGTAAGCACGAGGTCGGTCACGCCGGCGAGGCCGGCAACGGCGGTCAAGTTGTTTGAGGCCGAGCCCGCGATCGTCACGAGGTCGCCGACGCGAAAGCCGTCGTCGATCCACGAGCCGCGCGTGCGGGTGAGCGTGTCACCCGTCGCGCCGACCTCGGCAAACGTTAGGGTCGGCGTGCCCACGACGCTAACGCCGGCGACGGGACCCTCGGCGACGAGGTCGGTCGCGCCGAGGGTAATCACGAGGTCGGTAAGCGACGCGATCGGGCCCGTGACATTGTTGCTCGCGCTGCCCGCTACCGTGATCGTGTCGCCGACCGCAAAGCCGTCGGCAATCCACGAGCCGGCGCTACGCGCGATCGTGTCGCCCGTGCCGCCGACCTCGGCAAACGTGAGCGTCGGCGCGCCCGTCATGCGCACCTGTGAGCGCGTCATGACGGCCGCGGGCAATCGGTCGCGCACTTGAACGCGGGCGTAAATAAACCGCTCGTTGGCGGTCTCGTAAGCGTTGATCTCGGTCGCGACGTCGCTCGCGTCGTCTTCGCTTTCGAGGTCGCCGACGACGAGCATGGAGCGCATAGCCTTTTGCTGCCCGGCGAGCGCCGCTCGAGCGGCAGCTAAGCCCGCTTGATCCCAACGCGGCGCCGTCGTGTGCCACGTCAAAACCGTTTCACCCGCGACGAGCGTGCCGGCGCCGAGCGCGAGCGCGAGCCCGACATACGGGATCGTGTACGCGTTGGCCGTGCCGACGCGTACTTTTTTGGTTTCGCGCCCGCCATTGAGCGACACGCCGAGGAGGATTTGATCGGCGCCGACCGTGCCGCCGCGGATCACAGTGACGACGCCGTCGGTTTCCTCGAGCGGCCCGTCGGGACCCTCGGCGACGCTTACGACGCTCGTGCCCGAGTTGCCGGAATTGTCGAGGCGACCGAGCACGCCGGCCGTTTCGATCGGTAGTCCGATGAAAACGATCGGCTTGCCGGTTTCCTCAATGTGAAGCGCGGCGTAATCCGCGCCCGCGTTGTAACGGTGCTGCGCTAGCAGGGCGAGGTGCGAGGAGTAAACGCGCGGCGTAATGTCCGCATTGAGCGCGCACGCGGCAACGATGCAGCAATAGTTCAGGCCGGCGGCGATTGCGCCGCCCTGCGCTTCGATCCGCGTGCGTGCACTAGGTAGCTCGGCCATTGATCAATTTCCTCCGCATGCAGTTTCGCCGTCGCCGCTTTGGCCCGGCAATTTGACCGACGTCGTATTTTCGAGCGTGAGGTCGTCGAGGGCGACGGTCGGGCGTGCCTCGCCTTTCCAATTGGCGTCGTCGACGTGCCGGTCGATTGCGATCCGGAGGTCGTAAACGACGCCCGGCCATTGCTCGATTTCGATCGCGAGCTCGGTCGCGCTCGGCATGCCCGCCGCTACCAAACGGAAAAACTGTTTGCGGCGGCCCAGCACGTGCCGGATCGACGTCCACAATTGATCGAGCACGTCGGCGAGCAAGCGCTCGTGATCGGAGAGGCGCGCGCCGGCGAGCGTGCTCGAGGCGTACACCGTAAACCACATGGGCACGCCGCGAATGCCCTCGGGCCGCGGGTTGCGGTCGTGCCGCTTTGGCTCGCTCCATGTTTCAACGCCGCGGCCTCGCCCGTGCTCGGCAATGATGCGCGAGGCGCCGATCGCTGGCTTGTATGGGACGGGCCCGTATTCGATAGGCACGGGGCACCCGCGCTTGCGCAGATCGGCGCCGACCTCGCGCGCGATTTCGTAAATCACGGCAGCGCCCTCCGTATTTCGTCGCGCGTCGCGTCGCCGATCGTTTGCGACCAAAGCGCGGGCAGCTTGCCCATGGGTAGGATTCGATACTTCCCAATCAGGTAACGCGCGTGCCGCGTGCCGAGCACGCAACGCACGACCGTGCCGATCGCAACGAACCGCACGCGCGCGAGCGTGTCGCCCTTGACGACCAGGTCGAGCTCGTGCCCGCCGAGGCCGCGCGGGCGGGCGTCGCCGTACACTGTGCGGCCCGATGTATAGGCCGAGCGCGCGAGCGTCGTAAGCTCGGGCGCGACGCGCGTCGCGATCCTTTGCGCGAGCACCTTGGGCAGCTCTTGCAGCGTGCGCCCAAACTCGCGCAAGTTGCGCGGGTTGCCGCGGAGGCCGCTTTTCACGGAATGCCTCCGTCGGGCGGCGTGTAGCGGCGAGGGTCGACGCCGCCGGTAACGGTTGCCGATATCGCGAGATTGGCCGACGCGGGCACATTGGGCCCGCGCACGGGTTGCCCTTTCGCCCAACGCTCGAGCATCTTTTGCGTTTCCGCAACGACCTCGGTCATACTCTTGCGCTCGTTGCCGCTGAAACTCAGGAGGCGCCAGGCGGCGAGCGTTGCCGCGCCCGACACGACCGTTTCGGGATAGGGCGGCGCGAGCTGTGTACGGTGCGCGCCGAGGTTTTCGTCGACGATTGCTGACGCCCATTCGATCGCGGCCGCCCACGGCAAGGGCGAGGTCACGAGCACGTGATCGCCCGTCGTCGTGAGGTTGATAGCCGCGCCGCCCGGCGTCGCCGCAACGCGAAACGTCGAGTCGCTAGTCGGGATCGCGTAATAGGTCGTGCCGGCCTCGAGCGGCGCCGGCATGCTGCCGCCCATTTCGGCGCGAAACACGAGCTCGATACCGAGCTCGAAACTATGGCCGTCGAGCACGAGCAGATCCGTCGCCGGCACGACCTCGGCGACAAGTCGCGCCGGGTTGGGTAGCGAGCCGCCGCGCAAGACATTTGCGATGTCGGCGCGCGTGCAATAAACGGAGTCGGCCATGTCTCACGCACGTAAGCCCCGTGCTGCGCGGTTTTCCGGCTCACACGGGGCGCGCTCGAGCGGCCGCGCTTACGGCGTGCCTTCCCAGCGCTGCGCGACGTGCGGCAAAATGAGCTTGCCGGCAGCCTCTTTGATGTACGCGATCGCGACCTTCAGCGTCGTCTTGTACAGATGCGAATCCTTGTCGTGCCGGATCTCCTCGGGCACGCCGTTGTCGGTCACTACCCACGGATAGATCCCGGGCTTGTTCAGGGCGAGCGGGTACCACTCTGTACCCGTGAGCTCGTCCGAATAGATCGGCGTCACGGTGCCCTTGTGACGGTTGCCGATCACGCCGAACGACGAGCCGATTGTGATGAGCCGCAGATCCTCCTTGAGGATGGAGTCCCACGCATCTTCTTGATCGGAAGGCGCGAGCACATGAGTCATTTTCCAGCCCATGGGCTTGCCGTTCGGGCCCTTGATCGCGCGGAAGTTCTGTTTCGCGAGGACCAAGTTTTCGACGCTGGGCTCGGTACCGGCGCCGGTAATGTCATTGTCGATCGTGCCGAGGGCGCCGTCGAAAACGTTTGCTGGGTGGTCAGGCGCAAAGAACGGTTTACCGTCCCACCCGACGGGGTTTGCGACGAGCTCGGCCGCAATGATGTCATTCAAGAGTCGCTCGCCCTCGAGCGCAATCGCGGCGGGTTGCTCACCCCACCCGATAAAGTCGGGCGCCTCGATAATCTTTGCGAGCTCGGCGACGCCGTCCTGGTAGGTTTTCGACGTCAACGATACGGGCGTGCTGAGCAGCGAACGATATTTGATGTCGCCCAAAAACTCGCGATAGCCCGCCGCCGATACGGGGACGTGCCACGTCGTTTTTAGCGCGTCCGACGTGTGGAAAAGGCCGAGTTCTTTCGCCCACTGATTGATGGGGCCGAGCGCGAGCGCCGCCGCGTAGTTCTCTGCAAACTCTTCTAGGCGGCGTGCGGCGCCGGGACTTAATAGATGAATCGGGGTGCCCATTGCATTCGATCCTTGTGAGGGTGACTCGTTTGGTTCGCTCGAGCGCGCTGCGCTACGCCGTGAGTGCGACGATGAGATTGATCAAGGCCGCGACTGTCGGGCCCTGATGCACATAGACGCGGCCGTTACGCACCTCGCTGATGACACCCGCCGGGCCGCGCGCGCCCGTGCTCGAGGTGAGCGCGACCGTTTGATTGTCGAGCATGTAGCAAACTTTGCTCACGTCGTCGGCCGCGATGGCGTCGCCGCCGCCGGCGGACAGCCAATCGAACACGCCATATTCCGTTTCGAGATACGCCGCGCCGGCGGCGCCGCCGAGCTCGCTGCCGGTGCGGTTGTCCAGCGTGTGACTCGCCTTGCCAACCGCGACGAGCGCGCCGTTTGCGATCGTGTTGGCGGGCACGGCGCGGCCGTTCACGTCGAGCGCAACCATCCATCCTTTGCGGATCAACGTGTTCGCTGCGATCGGGTGCGACCCTCGCGCCGGCGCCAAACTGGCAATCGACTCGGTCGCTCTTTCAGTCGTCGTCGCGGTCATGATCCTTTTCTCCTCGTCGCGTGTTTGCTGCTCGAGCGCGCGCGTCGCGCGTTAGTTTGCTTGGTCGGTCGGGTCGGGGTTGCGCCGACTGCGCGCACGGATGTCGGCCCGCGTCTTCGCGTACTTCGCCGGATCGACGCCCTTCGCCTTGCACATGGCGAGCTCGTCGTCGGTAAGATCGGCGACGTCGCCGCCCTTGGGATCGCCGCGTGGCGGCTTGGGCGGCGGCGGCGGCTCGCCTTTCGCCGCCTTGAGTTTCGCGACGCGGTCGCGCAAGCCGTCGATCGGTTCGTTCGCCAGGCGTGCGACGGGCTCGGTTCCCTTCTCGTCGCCCCATGCCGTCGCCGGGATCTCGACGCCGAGTTTCACGAGGTCGCCGACCAGGCCGCGGCGCTCCTTGCCCTCGAGCTTTGCTTGCTCCTCGGCGAGCTGCTCGGCGCGCTCCTCGGAATTGAGGTGCGACTTTTTGAACGTCTCCAGCTGCGACAGAGCCGCGTTCAGTGACCGCTTACCCGTCTCGCGCATGAGGCGCACCGCGGCAGCTTCGACGCTACCGACAGTCTCGCCCTCGAGCGCGGGATCGGCGGGCAGGTCGGTCGGCTCGGCGCCGGCGGCCGAGGCGATCAAGCCTTTGAGGATCTCGAGCGCCTTGTTGGTATCGCCCGACTCGATCGCGTCGAGTGCATCCTTGATCAATTTGGAATTCACAGGGCCTCCATTGACGGACAGGCGAGCCGTCCTCGACTTGTTTTGCGCGACCGCGATCGGCGCGTAGGAACGTTTCACCGCGACGGGCGCGCCGAGTTTCGCGGTCGCGCCGTTGAACGTGTACGGGATCTCGAAAAGCTTGCCGTCGTGCTCGTACACGGCCGACGCTTCGAACACGTCGACGAGGTACGGGCCGAGCATGCAAGGCGCGTCGGGCGTCGGCGCGGGATAGAGCTCGGCAATCGCAGCGGCGAGCGCGCGTTGCGTGTCGTTGAGCGAGTCACCCGTCGAAAGCTTCGCGCCGAGGAAAGCGCTCGCCGCGGCGACAAGGTGCTCGAGCCCATGCGTCGCAGGGATTGCGGTCAGCGCGATATTCATGACGCGCGTCGGGCGTCGTTTCTTGTCGTAGAGAAAGACAGGCGAAATGTAGCGTTGCGTTTTCGCGCGCAGGCGGCGCGCACCGTCGTCGGTCCATGTGACGTTGACCGCCCACAATTCGCCGTCGCGCAGCTCGAGCTTTGCCCACCCGCGCGCGTCGGGATCGTAGTTCGGGTTTGTGTCGTCGATCGACAAGTGCTCGAGGTCGATCATTCGATCGGCCTTGTGCGCCCCGTAGTGCGCCATCACGGCGCGTGCGGCCTCCTCGTCGAAGAGATACCGCCCGTTATCCGTTTCGTTCCACCCCACCCGGAAGATGCGAAATTCGCTCGGCGGCTCGTCACCCTCCAGGGCGACGGCGAGCACGGCGAGCGCGGGCATTCGGAGCACATGCAAAACCTGTCATGCGAAACACTGCAAAAGCCAGGCTCGGCGGTCGCGCTTTTTTCTAATCCCCTCGTACCCTGGTAACCTCGTACCTCATGCACACCAGAACACCGTTAGGTCGGTTGAACGAAGCCGAGGCAGCGAAAGCGCGTCAAATGGTGACGGAACACGGGGCGAAAGAGGCCGCCAAGAGGCTTGGTCTATGCAACGAGCGGACGTTGCGAAAGGCGGCGCTCGGCGAACCCGTGCACCCGCTCACGCTCTCCACTCTTCGCGCGAAGCTGCCCGACACGCTTTGACCGTGGCACATTCGCAGCATGGGCCGACGCTCGCGACGCGCACGCAAGACACGTCAAGGCAGCGAGTTTGACCTCGCGCAATTGATCGGGCGGCTCGAGCCGCCGAAGCAACCGCAGACCGCGTACGGCTGGAGTCTTGACGCCATTCGCGCTGCGCGCGACTTGCAACTCGCCGGCAAGTTTTCTGAGCCCGTCAAGCTCGCTAAGGCGATGCGAACGGACTACGCACTTTTTACCGCGTACCAAAACCGCCTCGCGCCGCAACGCTGTATCGGCGTCGAGCTCGTGCCGCCGAGCGAGAGCGAGCAAGCCAAGCGCGTCGCCGGCGAAGCCGAGGCGCTCTTCGGCGAGCGCGGCGTCGCGATCACGACCGAGGGCATCAGCTCTATCAACGGCACGCTCGCAAACCACTGCATCGCAGTTGGCGCCGTCGCGCACACGCCGCGCGCCGACGGCTCGCGCGTCGATCTGGAAATGCGTTCATGGCCGCTCGAGTTTTGCGAGTGGAGCCCGAACGACCGTTGCCTCGTAACGCGGGTGCACGGGAGCAACGTGCGCGTGCCGATCATTCACGGCGACGGTCGATGGGTCGTGTTTCAAAAGCATGAAGAAGAGCCTTGGACGCAAGAGCCTTGCGTGCTTCCGGGCGGACTGCTTTGGGCGTCGCATGCGTTCGGGTTGCGTGATTGGAGCCAGGGATCAAAGTCGCACGGTCTCTCGCGCGTGATCGGCGAGATGCCCGCCGGCGTGCCGCTGCAAAACGCCGACGGGCAATTGAGCGCCGAGGCGGCAGCGTTCGTGCAACTCTTGCTGTCGCTCTATCAAGGCGACCTGCCCGTCGGCGTGCAACCGAGCGGAGCGAAAACGCAGTTTGTAACCAACAACTCGACCGCTTGGCAGGTGTGGGAACAACTCATTTTGATGGGCGACAAAGCGGCCGCTCGAATCTACCTGGGCACCGACGGCATGCTCGGGAGCCAGGGCGGCGCGCCGGGCGTCGATATCGCCACGCTCTTCGGCGTCGCCACGACGATCGTGCAGGGCGACCTGTCGGCGATCGAACGCGCCATTTTGACCGGTGTGATCGAGCCATGGGCCGCGATCAATTTCGGCGACTCGACGCTCGCGCCGTATCGGCGCTATCTCATGCCCGACGCCGACGCCGACGCCGAGCGCGAGAGTTTCGCGAAACGGCTCAATGCATTCCACGCCGCGGTCGAGCAGCTGCGCAAGAATGGTTTCGAGGTCGCCCAGGAAAGCGTGAACGCGTTGGCCCAAAAATTCGCGGTGCCGGCGCCGACGCTGCCGGACGAAAGCAAACGCGCACCATCGATCACGCTCGCGCCGACGGATATCGCCCGCGTCGTCAAGGTCAACGAGGCGCGCGCCTCGGCTGGCCTGCCCGCGCTCACGCTCGCCAGCGGCCAGGACGATCCCGACGGGCAGCTTACCGTCGAGGAATTCGCCGCGAAGAAAGCCGCGGCCGTGAAAACCGCCGAGCAGCAGCACGCTTCGCCGCCGTCGACGCCACCCACACCGCCCCCGAACGGCGCCCCCAAGCCCGCGCCGGCGCTCCCCTCGTAGCCGCTGCAAGATTCAATTCTTGCAGCGGGCGCACGCTCGGCCCGCCGGGCGCACGGCGTAACAAAGCCATTGTTACGGCTTTGTTCTGCCCCGCCGCCCGCAAGCCCGCGATGTCTAGACGCAGCCGACGTGGCACGCCGGGCGCATTACGTCTAGACTTATAGACAGGAGGGGTTCGCACAAATGCGCCCTTGGATCATGATCGCGAGTTTCTGTTGTTCTCTGATTGCTTGCTCGGGCGCCGACGGCGGCGACTCGCCGCACGAGCCCGGGCCCGACGCGGGCGATGCGGGCGAGCTCGAGGCCGACGCCGCCGGCGGGCGGGCAGGCGAGGGGGGCACGGGCGGAGGCGCCGGCACGGCCGCTCACGGCGGCTCGGCGGGCACGAGCTCGGGCGGCATGGCCGGCACGTCGGGCGGCTCGAGCGGCAGCGCTGGACGGGCGGGCACGGGCGGCAGCGCGGGTGCCGCGGGCAGCTCGGGCAGCGCCGGCACGGCGGGCAAGGGCGGCTCGGCCGGCACGGGCGGCAGCGGCAGCGGCGGCGGCGGCGCGGCGACGTGCCCGAGCACGTGCTCGTACCTAAGCTTTCCGGCGACGAAAAGCTCCCCGCCGGCGACGACCTCGGGCACCGCGGAGGTGCGCGCCGTGTGCCCGGCGGGCAGCACGATCGAGCCGGGCCCGGCCTATTGCTTCAACTGCGATCCGGGCACCGCGCAGCGGCTCCCTAACGGGATCGTGCGCTGCTTTCCAATGCCGGCCGCGCCGGCGGGCTCGGTATGCACGATTCAGTTTAGGTGCGTGACCGAGCGCTTCTGCGTCGAATGGAATGCGCCATGCTGAGAGACCGTTTGGTATTTGCTGCGCTCGTCCTGGGCGCGCTGCTCGCGTGCAAGAGGAAGGCGCCGACGCCGACGCCGGTCGAAACGGCCCTGTCTCCGACGGCCGTGCTCGCAATGGCGGCGGACGCCGGAAGCTTCGAAGGGGCCGAGGTCCGCGTGACGGGCAAGGTGCTCGCCTTGCGTCCAGGCGGCGAAGCTGTGCCGCCGTTCGTCGACCTCGAGGCGGCGGACGGCGCGAAGCTCTGCCCGCGGGCATGCGTCACTACTCATGTTTGCGAGGCACGTGCTTCAAGGAGCCGCCGCCGGTCGGTTCGCTGGCGACGCTCAAGTGCACCGGCTCTTTCCTACTCGAGCGCCCGCTGCTCATGCAGTGCGAGCAGGTGAAATAAACTCGAGGCGCCCGCGGGCCGAACAACAAAAACCCGCGGGCGCCTCGGGCCGCTCCTACTCATACGGGCGAGTTTCCAAGGCCCAGGCCCGGACTATAACAGGTCGCGTCGCGTACCGCGTAGCAGCGCCGCGATCGCGTTGTCGCCCGCCCGCGGCGGCATGGGATCGACCTCGCCAGAGCGCGGCCTGGGCGGCGCCGCTGGCGCGAGCTGCTCGGCCATTTTCTCGATACCCTTGAACGCTGCGCGCGCGTCGGGCGGCTTCGTGAAAAAGCCTTCAAGCTCCCATACGCCGTGCACGAGGGCGTCGAGCCGGTTCGGCGACTCGACGCCAGGCTCGGCGACGAACGTTGTCATTTCGTCCTCGAGCTCGCCGAGCTCGGCGCCGAGGACATGCGACCCGCGGCCGGCTTCCCAAACCGTGGCGGCGGGCTCGGCGCGCGAAAACTTGCTCGTGCGCCCGACAATCTCTTTCACATAGATGGTGCTCGGCGAGTGCCGCGTCGTGGCCTTGAGGTCGAGCACCTCGACGCTGATCCCGCGTGTCAACGCGCGCGCACGCAAGAGGGCAACGACCAGGTCGCCGCCGCGATTGCGCTCGACGACGACGCAATCGCACTTGCCGGCGAGGTAGCGGTCGATCACGAGCTCGCCCCACACTTCCGGCGCGTGCCGATCGGTCAAGTCGGCGAACACAAGGATCTGATTGTCGATGCCCTGGCCGAGCTCGACGATGCCCGTCGGGTCGGTGCCTTCGCGCCCGCTGATTGCCGGATCGACGGCGATGATCCGCCGCTTCAATTGCGTGGGCGCGTGCCGGCGATGGTCGTCGATCCATACTTGCTTCCACGCTGCGCCCTCGGCCTCGTCGAGAAAGATGCCGCGTAGCTCCTCGTCGCCCGCTTGCGTGCCGCCGATAGCTTTCTCGATCGAATCGACGAACCCCTCGCCGAGGTTGTCTTCGTTTTCGCGTATCTCGCCGCGCACGACAATGTGCTCGTCGGGCGAGGCCGCGGCGCGCTGCAAGTTGCTGCGCAGGATCGGGTGCCGTCGGCGCGAGGTGCAGTCCCAAACCGTTTTCGCGTACCCGAGCGAGCACATGATTTCCAAGTTTCGCCACGCCTCGAGCCTCGTCGCGTGCGGCCACGATTGCAGCTCGGTCGGCCAAGCGAGGTGCACGCCGGGCCCGCGAATGTTGCCGGGTTTCTCCGGCGTGAAAACGAAAGCCTGTGCGCCATTGGGCCAAAGCACGCGGCCCTTTTCGAACGACGGCTTGAACCATGGCGGCGCGCAGGCGATCAAGCCGCTATCGCCCTCGACCTGCACCTCGAGCGCCTTGTCTTCATTCTGTGCAATCAACGCGATCCGCATGGCGCGGCCCGCCTCGGCCTCGCGATTGACAAACTCGGCGACCGCTCGAGTTTTGCCGAAACGGCGGCCGCACAGGAAACCCCACGATCGCCAGCGGCCCGCCGGTATGATTTGCGACGGGCGCGCCCACGTCCGATCCCAGTCGTGCGAAAGCGCAGCGAGCTCGAGCGGCGTGAGCTCGTCGAGCCAGGCGGCGGCATACTCTACGGCGAGCTCGGGCGGCAGGTCGGCGAGCGCGTCGCAGATCGTTTCGACGAGCGCGGTCAAGTGCGGCGCCGTTGCTCAAGGTATTCTAACGCGTCCACGCCGCGGCCCGCATCCGCGTCGTCGAGCGCACGCTCGAGTGACGAATGCAGCGCGGCACGTTCGTCGGGCGTGAGCTCGTCGCCTACGATGATAAGCACCGTGACCTCGGCGCCGTCGGGTAAGTCGGTCGGTTCGTCAATCGTGACGCGACCATTTTTTACTTGCGCTTTCACGGTGTGCATTGTGGCTTGTCTAGACGTCGCGACGAGCGCGGTCAATTGGCGGGCTTGCCTTTCGCGCGTTCCGGCTCGAGCTGCTCGACCATTTGCTGCTGTGGACGACGTCGTGGCCGTCGATCTCGACGACGAGCGCCGCGTGCTCGAGTAGCAACGCGAAGTCGGCTCGCGCTCCGCACGGCAACGCAAACTGCGCGCGTAGTAGCGTTTCGAGACCGCACGGAAAGGTGAGTCGCACGGCGCCGCCCGCGCGCGGCGAATGACCGCTCGCCTCCATCAGCAATGCTGTCACAAAGAGGCGCTCCATGGGAGACTCGCAACGCGCGATCAAGCGCGTAATGAAACCGGGTTCGCCCGGCAATAGCATGAGCCGATCGAGGATCGCGGCGGCCGCGGCAGTTTCGATCTGCAGACTCCACGCAAGCCACGTTTCGGCGAGCAATGCGCGCATCACGCCGCGTGTCCCTTCGCTGCGCGTCGCACGCGCTCGAGTATTTTCTCGCGAGCTCGCCGCGCAGCTTCGATCACGTCGGGCGAATCGTTTTCGTCCGGCGCCGGCGGCGGAATGAGTCGCGACAGCTCTTTGATCGCCGAGCTCGCGACGCGCGCGAATTGCAAATAGACGTGTGGGTCCTGCCGCTTGCGTGCTTCGTCGGCGAGGTCAGTGATCGTTGCGATGATCTTGCCGAGCTGCGCGCGCAGATCGTCGCGCGAGGTCGGCGTCGCGGTGCGCACGGGCGGCGGCTTGCTGCTCGAGCTCGTCTTGCTCGAGCGCGGCGGCGCCGGCGCGGGTTGCTTCAACGCGTTCGAGACCGTCGGCTGACTGATTCCAAGCGAGCGCGCGATCTCCGTTTGATTCAAACCACGTCGGCGAGCGGCGTGAATTCTCGCGAGCATTTGGCCATTGAGCTTGCGTGTCATGCGATCGCAAAGCTCCTCGAAACCACATGAAACCACCGCGCGTAACTATCGAATAATAGGCTATTTTCTATAAATTCCGCGCGAGAGGAGCCCCTCCAAGCCGACCCCGGGGGCCCGTAACCCCCTCTTTTCGCGGGCTTTTTGCGTGGTCTTTTTCGGCTGCTTTTGCCCTGTTTTTGATGTGCGGCCAGCATGTGGCCGCGAAGCCAATGTAGGGGAGGGTTCCGCAGCCGTTTTAGGCTGGATGGGCTTTGATCCTGGGAAGCGCCGCGCGTTTGCGGGCCATCCCCCGCGGGTGTGGCTACCCTGTGGATAACTCTCGCGAGGAGACACACACGATGGCGACGAAACAAGAGCTCGAGCAGCGGCTCGGCGGGCAGCAGAAACAGCGGATCGTTCTGATTGGGCCCAATTCCGAGGAGGGCGCAAAGCAGGGGGATCAGCTCATGGCGGATTTCAACGGGAAGCACCGGGCCCTCTTGCCCGACGGCTGGCGGGTCGAGCGCCAGAGCGGGGCGGCCACACCCGAGGCCGAGCCGCCGCCCCATGGCACGCCCGCCGAGGGCGCCGTGCGGTCGTCGGTACAGCTCGAGCAGGACGTCGCCGCACGGCAGCAGAAAGAGCAGCAGTCGCGGGCTCAGTCCGGGCACAGCGAGCAGGACGCCAAGCGCGCGCGCTGAGTTCTCACGAGGGCGGGCCGCCGGACTTCGAACCTCCGTCATGCGGCCCGCCGTCGTGTCCAGCGTTGAAAGCCCGCGATGCACACGGCGATCGCGTCGGCACCGTCCTGGGGCACGCGCGAGCCGGTGATACGAAGCACGGCCTCTTGCACCTGATGCTTTGACGCGGCGCGATTGCCCTTGCCGAGCACGGCGAGCTTGGCCGACATGGGCTGAATCTTGATCACGGGCACGCGGTAGATTCGAGCGGCGGCGATCACGAGCCCTTGCACAATCAAGGGGCCAGCGTTCGAGGCGTTGACCTCGCCACGCTCGTGCGCTGCGACGATCGCGCGCGTCTGATCCTCGAAGGCAACGAAGGCCGGCATGTGCTCGCGCATGGCGAGCGAGAGGGCATCGACGATCACGTCGCAACGCTGCTCGAACCCGGCCGTCGGCAGCGTGCGCGGCACGGCGACCGACACGAGGGCGTACCCTCGCGCCGTGCGCCGCACTACGCCAATGCCGGGCGAGCGAATGCCCGGATCGAAGCCGAGGCCAACGGTCAATCGAGCACCTCGACGGCCTTTTTGGCCTTTACCGTTTGTTCCTTTTCCCAGGCCTCTTCGAACGCCGCGCGTCGCTTCTCTTTCTCCTCGTCGGTCAACTCGAATTCGATCTCGCGCTCGGTCGTCGTCGCTTCCAGCATCGGCTTCGCACCTGTCCGCCCGTTGGTTCCCTGCGCACGACACGACGGGCATACCGTGTCGAACGCCACTGAGTGCAGCTCGCACACACGCGGCGTGAAATGCGTTGCATGCGAGCAGCACTGGATCCCGTCAATCTTCCAAAAGTAGATCCCGCGCTCTTGGTCGCTGGCGATCTTGCTCACGCTGGCGTGCTGCACTGTCACGGCGGCCACCCTTTCGCCTCGGCGAGCTTGCGCAGCGCGATCCCCTCGAGCTGCCGCACGCGCTCGCGTGTCAGGTTCATCACATACGCGACGTGCTCGAGCGACAGTTTGCCGACGGCGGCGAGGTCGAGCGTGCACGTCGCCGGCACCTCGGTCGCGTCGCGATCGGGGAAGTTGACGCGCAGCGTGCCCGACTTGTTGACGTCCAAATAGAGGTGGTACCGACACGACGCGAACGGGCACGGGCGCGGCAGGCGGTAGCAGTCGCCGCGCTTGACGGGGCGCGCGGGCCCGTCCTCGGGATACTCGACGAGCTCGAGCTCGCGGCGCTCACTTGCGCGCACCCGCTTGGGTAGCGTGAGCGGGCGCGTCGGGTGTTGCCGCCCGCTGCGCGCTTCGTATCCGATTACCGGCAGACCGAGCCGGCGCGCCGACACGTTCATGCGGCGGCCTCGTCGTCTTGCGGGCGCAGCTCGAGCTGCTCGCCGATGTCATCGACAAAGTTGGCCGTGCGATCGTTCCAGGGCAGCTCGACCTGCATGCCCTTTTTGCCAAACTTGGCTTTCTCGATCGAGCACGCGCGTTCGCCGTGATTGTAGTACCCAATCAGCACGATCTCCGCGGCCTTGATCAAGTCTTTCGAGTCGCGGATCGACTCCTTGTTTGGGCGCCGCCCCTCGGCTGGCATGGTGAGCTGTGCGAACATGACGCCGGCGGCGCGCGATTGCTTGATAGCGCTCGTGACCGTGCGCCCGATGTACGCGATCTCGCGCGAGCGCTCGCTGCCCGTGAATTCCTTTTCAGTGACCGTCGCGTGCAGGTAGTCGAAGATCACCAGGTTGATTTGGTGCGCGGCGCACGCGGCGCGGATCTGTCCGGCGAGCGTCTCGACTGGAATGCCCTCGCCGGACAGATAGAACAATCCGTCTTCGAGGTTCGTTGCCTCACGCACGAGCCGCTCGATATCCCATTCGTCGAGCGAGCGGTCGCGCATGCGAGTGAACGTCACGCCGGCGCGCCGACAGAGCAGCCGATCGCGGTACGAGTCGAGCTCGTCTTCCGTCGTGACAATCAGCACGCGCTTGCCAAAGCGCACGTTGACGTCGGCGAGCATGGCTATCCACGCCGTCTTTCCCCACGACGTGTCGGCGCCAATCAGCGTGATCCACTTGCGGCGCAAGCCGCCCGTTTGGTCGTCGATGTTGCGGAGCCCAGTCGTGCAGAAAGTGACCGGCTCGCGACGGCGCAGGTCGTCGGCCAGGCCGCGCATCAGCTCGCGCCCCGTGACCAGCGGCAGGCCGACGCCGGCGATCGACTGCTCGACGGCATCGCGCATGCGGCCTTGCACCTCGGCGAGCCGCTCGCCACCGTCGACGGCGCCCTCTATCTCGCGCGCGCACTTGCGCAAGTTCCGAAGCGCGCGCAGCTCGCGCAGCTTGTCGACGTCGGCGAGCGGGTTGGACAGCATGGGCGCGCCGAGCAGCTCGAGCACGCCTTGCCTGCCGCCCGGGACGGCCGCGAGCTTTCCCTTTTTCTCGAGCTCGGCGACCGTGAAAAGTTCATTCCAGCGGCGTGCGCCAAACGCCTCGGAGAACACTTCCGCGATCGCCACGGTGCCCGGCGAGTAGAAAAGATCCGGCTCGGGTTTCCACGCGAGGCGAAAGCGCTCGTCGGCAACCCAAGTGCCGAGCACCATGCGCTCGAGCGCCTCGTCGACGCGGGCGGCGGCGGTCAACGCGCGTGCTCCTGGTCGTCGTCGTCGTCGTCGTCGTCGTCGTCGCAATAGCAAGACGGCTCGCCGTACGTGAGGCGCTCCTCGCGTTCACGCTCGAGCTCGGCGTCGATGCACCACGACGCGCACGGCTGGTCGCCGACCGAGTAGCGGCCGCGCAGCGTCCGAACAAAGATCCACCCGCCGACGAGCAGGCAACCGACGCACACGGCGATCTGCCACGCGTTCATGCCGCGACCTCGGCCATTTGCTCGAGCAGCCATGCGCGCGCGTGCTCGAGCGTCGTCACGTCGATCGGTTTGCTGACCTCGACGGCCAGGTCGGCGGCGGCGCGAAACGAGTAGCCGTCGGCCACGGCGCAGATCGCGAGCTCACGCCGGGTGCGCGGCTTGCCGAGCTCGACGAGCACGATCGCCGCCGATAGCACCAGCTCGCAACGCTCGTCCCACCACGGCCAGCGTGCGACGAGCTCGGCCTTGACCTGCTCGAGCGGCACGAGCCCGCGCCAGGCGACGGCGCAAAACGCCTCGGCCGGCGTCATGCTGCACCCTCGTTGCCGCGCCCGTTGGCGGCCGTCCTGTGCGTGCCCGAGCCGGGCTCGCCCTCGCCCCGCCCGTTGCCCTGCGCGGCCGGCGGCGGCGGCTTGCGGCGCAGCCGGCGCTCGTCGTCGAGGTACCAGCGAGCGCCCTCGCTATCGCGGCCGTTCTTGAACCGGCGAGTAGTGGGGTCTACATCCCACGCTTTGAAGCGCAGGGGCGGCGGCAGGCGCGGGCGCTCGTCTTCGGCGAGCTCGCACACCTCGCCCTCGCGATCGATTTCGCGCTCGGGTTTGACCTCGGCGCCGACCGCTTTCGCGTGTGCAGTCTTCTCGCGCAAGCGCTCGGCGCGCGCATCGACGAACCGCCGTAGCTGTGACTCGTAGTAGGCAGCGTCGGCGACCTTCTTGCGCACCTTCTCGCGCATGTCCGTGAGGCAATCGAGAAACTGATTTTCCGATAGCCCCTCGGCGAGCGCGTACGCATGAAGCGACGCCGTCGGCTGCCACGTTGAAAGGCTTACTTTTCCCTCGAACGATTGAGCGAAGGGGTCGGCACGCCCGCCCGCCCGCGGCTTCGATGGGCCATCGCTTTGGCCATCCTTGGCTATGGCCTGGCCATGCTCGCGCGCGCGAATACCTGTCAGGTCTTTAGCGGGCTGGCCGGCAGATTTCCCGTATCCGTCTCCGTTCTTCTCTGAAGAAGCAAGAGTCTCCGCGCGCGAGCCAATGGCCTCGGGATGGCCTAGGCCATTGGCCTGGCCATGGCCCGGGCTATCTGTTTGGCTATCGCCGGCATGGCCTCGCGCATGGCCTTGGCTATCCGTTTGGCCGTCGCCACCATGGCCAAGTTGGCGCTTACCCCAGCGCTTCGCAGCGCCCTTGCGTCCAGCGTCGGCCAAAGCTGCCGAGCGCGGGCGCTCGGGCTTGGCCGGCGACGCGGGTGGGTCGGACGGCGGCCGCTTGTCGGGCGGCCAGTATTGCGGCGCGTCATGTATTCGCCACCCGCCGGCCTCGCGCTCGAGTATGCCCTCGCGACCATGCGGTCGACCGCAATCCTCGAGCTCGCGAGCGAGCCGCTTTGCCCGGGCTTTACCGCCCGCGAGCTGCTCGAGCACGGGCTCGGGCACAAAATCGGTCTCATATTCGGCGCCCCAGCAAACCAGCGCATCGCCGAAACGATACGCCGGATCGGATAGGCTGGCCCACTTGGGGTGACGCGGCCGGGTTGGTTCCATTCTGACCCAAAAACTCACAGGGTTACCTCCTCGTCCGGCCCGGCGACACGACACAAAGCGGCTCGTGCTCGGTGCTCGCGTCGAAGCACCGACAGATCCGTTTCTTGCAGCGCGAGCAAATGAACGTCGCGAGCGCGCTGTAGCGGCAACGGTTCGTGAGGTGCACGGCCGGCGGTACGAGCTCGAAGCCGCCGAGCGCGCCGACACTTCCGCGCGCCGTCACGGCGTCGCCCTCCTCGTTGCTCGAGCTCGACGCGCGGCCGCGGCAGATCGCGAGGCGTGACCCGTGAGCGCGCCGGCGCCGTTCAAGTGGCGCCCGCACCGCGGCTCGCTGCACTTGGCGGGCACCCATCGCGCGGCGTCGTGATCGAAGTGGCCGCCGCTACCGACGCGGATCACGGCCGCGCGATCGCAGTAGGCGCACGCCTCGCGCGTCACGGTTTGCACCCTTCCGGATAGCTGCCGGGCTCGGTCGGATCGTCGTCGGCGTAGCGGTCGTGGCACGAGCAGGCGCACGGGCGCGTGCTCGAAGAGACCGGCGCCGGCATGTCGGGCGAGGCAAGCGGGTCGATGTCGAGGCGCAACCCGCGCCGGGCGCGGCAGCATGCGACGCTGCTCGAGCTCGAGCAGCCGCACGGCGGCCGGCTCATGCGACGCGCCCCAGGTTCGGGGGCGGCAGCGGCGGCGGCCGACGGGGCGGCACGTCGTGCACGACTACCTCGATCGTGTGCCCGCGCTCACACTGGTACTTGACCTCCATCAGATAGCGACGCGGCACGCCGGCTTGCGCCGTGAGGTCGTAACGCTGAAGGCGCGCCATCGTTGCGCACACGGGGCAAATCGTCGTCGGTAGGGGCGTCGAGGTGCTATCCACGGCGAGCCTCCTGCCGGCGTTCAAGGCGCGCGAGCGTCTCCTCGAGGGCGTCGTGTACGTGCAACGGCTTTGCCGCCGTGAGCCACAGATCGCCGTTGCCGCGCGAATAGTCCTCGAGCACGCAGTCGGTGACGCCCGGAAACTCAGCGTGCAGGCGCCGGCGAATTCGCATTGCGGCGATCTCGCCGGCGCCCCACTCCGCTCGACCCTCGGCGACTATTTCGAGCATGCGCCCGTGACGCTTCCAGGGGTTCAACGGTCGCCCCCCTCGGCGGGCTTCCGGGCGAGCCCGCGCCTATGCTGCTCGGCCTGGGGGCA